GAAGGCCGACGGCAACGAGGCCGACGCGAACGACACGAGTGCGTCTGTCCGCTGGCGCGACACCGAGGCCCGCTCGTTCAAGGCGACCGTAGAGGCGCTCGGCCTCGTCGTGCAGCAGCTCGGCGTGCCCGCGCAAGGCGTGTGGGACCGCATCCCAGGCGTGGACCAGGCCGACGTGCAGCGCTGGCAGGCAATGGCCCAGGCCGACGACGGCATGAAGGCGCTAGCCGACGCGATCAACCGGCAGAGCGCGAGCCCGCAGGCCCCGGCCCAGCCCGGCACCCCCGCAGCACCGGCACCGCCACCGGCACCGGCCCAGCCCGGCGTTAAACCCGTTTAAACATAGGAGGTAGCTCCGTGAGCGTGCTCACGACCGACGCGCTTGCGGAGCACTACCGCACCGGGCAGGCATCCGTCGCCGCTAAGGCTGCCGGGCAGCTTCATATCGCGTTTAACACGCTGCTAAACCCCGCCGACCTAGACGGCTCGTTTCCGCTCTACACGCAGGCCGCAACGCAGATCATTAACGCCGCCCGCAACGAGGCCGCGAGTATGGGCGGGGGCTTCTACATCGCCCACCGCAAGGCCGCAGGCGTGCTCGGCGAGATCCCCGAGATTGCCTGGGCTGGCGCGCTTCCGCTGGAGCAGGCGACGACTTCACTCCTCGTGACTGGCCCGATCGCCGTTAAGCGGGCGCTCTCGCAGGGCGCAACGCTCAAGCAGGCGCTAAACAGTGCCCAGACGCAGACCGTCGGCGCGACGTACCGGCACGTAGCTAATGGCGGGCGCGACACGATATTTGGGACTATCCACAAGGACCCGCACGCGCTCGGCTGGGCTCGTGTGACCGACGGCCGCCCCTGCTACTTCTGCGCGATGCTGGCGAGCCGTGGCGCGGTCTACAAGACCGCCCAGACGGCCGGACTCGCGCACGGCACGCACAAGTACCACGATCACTGCGGCTGCTTCGTCGTGCCGATCTACGACACGCACAAGACGTGGCCCGGCATCGGCCCGCAGTTGCAAGACCTCTGGGGTAAGTCGACCTCGGGCAAGTCGGGGCAGCAGGCTATCAACGCCTTCCGCACCGCGTACAACGATAAGTTTCCGCCCGGCACGAACCCGTCGCAGGTCATCGCCGACGCCCAGACCGCCAACCTTAAGAAGGCCGAGGCCGTCGCTAAGGCCCGCTTCGAGACGAAGGCCGCTCGGGCTGCCGCCGAGGCTGCCGCCGAAGCCGAGGCCGCCGCACAAGCCGCCGCAGACGCCGCCGCAGAGGCCGAACGCATCGCCGCTCAAGAGGCCGAGGGCATGACGCTCCCGAAGCCGAAGCCCGAGAACCTAGAGAAGGTCGGCAGCGCGGGCGGCACGCACGGCGCAACCATCTACCGCGACGTATCGACCGGCGAGAAGTGGATTTTCAAGGGGCAAGCCGACCTCTTGAGCGACGTTGACGTGTCGACGGCGAAGCTCGCGCACCGCGTGGGTATGCCCGCCCCGGATACGTACTACTACGAGCTAAAGGGCACCGAGGGCTCGCTACAGCACATGCTGCCGGGCGGCGAGGCGTTCCCGCACGGCTTCGACCCGGCGACGCTCTCCGAGTCCGACATCCTGGACTTGCAGAAGTCACAGGTAGTGGACTGGCTTACCGCCAACCACGACGCGCATTACGGCAACTTCGTGCGCGACGCCGAAGGCCACCTAGTCGGCATCGACAAGGGGCAGGCGTTCAAGTTCCTAGGCCGCGACGAGCTGTCCCCGACCTTCCACCCGAACACGGTAGAGAAGGAGCCCGTCTATAACACGCTCTGGCGCGCGTTCGAGCAGGGCAAGGTAGACCTACTCGACCCGTCGCAGGGCGAGCTGTCGATCTTTATTAAGGCCGTCCAGGACATCCCTGACGACGACATCCGGGCGATGTTCCGCCCGTACGCCGAGGACGCCACGAAGCGCGGCTGGCTGGGCACCGGCAAGGCGTCGGGCAAGCTGTTCCCGTCTGAGTTCCCGCCTAACGACGTCGAGGCGTTCCTAGACGCGATCGTGGAGCGCAAGAACCAACTAGGGGATAACTTCGACTTCCTCTACAAGGCCGAGCGCGTCAAGTACGACGCGGTCAAGGCCGCCGAGCACGTCAAGCAGGTAGAGGCCGACCTCGCCGCCCAGAAGGCTAAGGACGAGGCTACGAAGGCGAAGAAGTGGAAGGGCAAGCCCGCCCCGAAGCCGCCCGTAGAGCCGAAGCCGCCGCACGTCGACCCATCCGACTACTTCGACGGCTGGCTAGCGAAGCTCAAGGCTCGTTACTCGGATTTCTCAGGCGGAAAGTCGCTGGAGGCGTCTAACAACTGGTCGAAGGTGCAGAGCGCCCTTACCAACTACGACACCCCCGAGGGCAAGCTCGCACTCAAGGCGCTGCACGACCGCCAGTACGTAGACGACGCCCTAATGGCCGAGTTCGACGCGGTCACTCGCACGATTGAGACCGACAAGGCTGCCGCGCTGAAGCACCCCGACTACCTCAAGGCGCTCCGGTCCTACAAGAACCAGAGCACCCGCTACAAGCGCTACCTAGGCGAGTGGCAAGAGGTCAACGGCGTCTCGGCGTCCCTGCGCGGTATGGACGCGCCAGCACTCAAGCACGCGACACACGAGGAGGGCAAGGCGTGGGCTGACAAGGCCATACCGAAGCCGACCGGCCCGCAGGCGACCAAGATCAAGGCGTACTCGGGTAGCGACTTCTCACCGTGGAACGGCGACCTACGGCGGCTCAAGGACGGAAACGAGCTACCCGAAGGCGCGTTCAAGAACGACACGAAGACCGTTGACGCCTCAATGCACCCCATACCCGACGACGTGCTAGTGCATCGCGGTACGACCTTCCAAGAGTTCGAGTTTCCCGACGGGACGCGCACCTACAGCGTCCCGCCGCCCGACCCGTCGTCGCTCAAGGGCACCGTACAGACGCAGCACGGCTACATGAGCACATCGGTCGGGCCTAAGTCGGCGTTCTACAGCCAACCCGTGCAGCTCATCCTCCGCGTTCCGGCAGGTAGTAAGGCCGCGTGGGTTAACCCTGTGTCCAAATACAAGGACATTGAATACGAGCTGCTCCTAGCCCGCTCTACGAAAACCTTTGTCCACGATGTCTACAAGCGCGCGGACGGTAAATGGGTAGTAGAGCTGGAGGTCTTACCGGCCGACGCCGACGCCGCGCACTACGAGGGGCTCGGCACGATGCCGTTTGCAGACCGGCCGAAGGGCTATTACTAGCGCACACTGTGCCTTCCGCTGGCCCATTCCTACAGTGACTAGAGATAGACTGTGACCAGGAGGCCAACGTGCCGTACCACTTGCAACCAATGGATCTTGACTATGCCCCGCCGACCTACCCCGGACACGGCTACACGGGCGAAGGCGAGATCGTGACCGTGCGACTCGGAAGCGAGATCGTGGGCCACCTGTCCCGGCAGGACTGGGACAAACTCGGATGGCTCGCGCGCCCCGCACTTTCTGAGGACGCAAACACCGTGCGTCTGATCGTAGAAGACCTCATCGCCAAGAACGCCCGCGAGGGCCGCCCGATGGTGGACGCCTACGCCGACGTACTCAACCACACGCAGCACGACAAGCCGGTAACCGCCCGGCTGGACGGTCTCCAGGGCTAACCCCCGCGAGCCGCCTGTAGAGCCCCTGGAGCGCTTATCGCTCCGGGGGCTTTGTCATGCCCGCCCTTAGTGCGTAAGACGCTGCACGCACGCACAGCGAGGGGCGGGGCACCCTACCCCGCCGTGTCAGTGACACGCGCCCACACGTCCCAGGAGGACGCCGCAATGAGTGACGACCAGAACACCGGCGACGGCACCGCCAACCCGCCGACCACCGACCCCGCCACCGACTCGGGCAAGGCCCCGAAGTTCGAAGGCGAGTTTGACGCCGACCGCGCCGCAAAGCTGGTCGCTAACCTGCGCGCCGAGCTGGACGAGGCGAAAGGCAAGCTCAAGACGCACGAGGACGCAGGCAAGAGCGAGCTGGAGAAGCTCCTAGCCCGCGCGGAGAAGGCCGAGCAGTTGGCCGCCGACACCGCGCACGCACTCGCCGTCAAGGCTGCCGCCGAGGCCGCGAAGCTCCCCGCCGACCTGCACGAGTTCTTGACCGGCAAGACCCCGGCCGAGCTTGAGTCGCAGGCAAAGAAGCTCGCCGAGCGCTTCGGCGTGGCTGGCGACGGCACCCCGCCGCCTAACACCCGGCCGAAGGCGAAGCTCGTACCCGGCCAGGGCTCGGGCGACAACGGCGACACCTTCGACGCTGACGCAATCGCCAAGGCTGCGCGCCGTCGGTAACACCAGCGTAGGCCCGAAGCCTACGTACGTCTTACAACCGTAAGAACCCACACGCAACCACGGAAGGGCCACCAATGGCTAACACGTTTTTCACTCCGCAGCAGGTGGCGGCTACCGCGCTGTCCCTGCTCAAGGACGACATGGTTTTTGCGTCGACCTTCAACCGCGAGTACCAGCAGGACTTCGGCGCGGGCAAGGGTGCGACGGTTAACGTCCGCATTCCGGCCGCGCTCAAGGCTCGGCGCGTGGGCGGCCTCGTTCCGGGCGCGGCGATTACCGCCGACACCCTGGCGGAGACGACCACTTCGGTCTCGCTTTCCGACATGACTTACTCGGCCGTCAACCTGACCGACTCCGATCTCACTCTCGGTATCGCTGACTTCGCCCGGCAGGTCATCAAGCCGCAGACCGACGCGATCTCGGCCGACATTGAGGCGCTGGCGCTGGCGACGCTCCAGACCGTCGCGGCGACCCCGGTCGACATTGCCGACCCGGCGACCGTCGCTGGCAAGCTGCCGCTCTACTCTTCGGCCAACCCCGACCGGCAGTTCGTGCGCGCTCGCAAGATGCTGCGTGACAACGGCGCACCGTCCGACGGCCTCTACGCGGCTGTCGGTACCGGCATCTACGCCGACCTGGTGGCGTCCAACCTGCTTACCCCGGTCCTTAACTCGGGTAGCAACGAGGCACTGGCGAACGCCAACGTCATGCGCCTGCGTGGCTTTAACGTCATCGAGTCGAACGAGCTGGCCGACGGCGAGATCATCTGGTACCAGGGTGACTCGGTCACGCTGGCTGTCGTGGCCCCGCAGATCCCGCAGGGCGCGGCGTTCGGCGCGTCTATGTCGTCTGACTTCGGCGCGATCCGCTGGATTCGGGACTACGACCCGGCCCTGCTCCAGGACCGCTCGGTCTTCTCGGCGTTCCTCGGCGCGAAGGTCATGCCCGGCCAGCGTATCGACCGCTCGGGCGGCACCGCCACGGTCGTGCCCGTCCCGCGCATCATCCGCGTCGTGAACACTGACAACTGGGTGGAGAGCTAAGCCGATGATGCCTCCGCTCGTAACGGTCGCTGACCTTGAGAAGCGCCTAGGCGTCGCCGTGGGCTCGCTCGCAGGGCTCGACCTCGCGCGAGCGGAGGCCGCGCTATCGGATGCGTCGGCGCTAGTCCGACTCGCGGGTACGTCCGACTTCATGGCCCCGGACGGGCTAACGGTCCTTGCGCCCGATGCGGCGCTTGTGGTCTCCGTCCGGGCAGCCGAGCGGGCCTACCGCAACCCGGATAACTACCAGGGCGAGTCTCTGGGCGACGGTAGCTACTCGTGGCAGGCAGGCCAGGGCGACGCCCTGGTTTACCTGACCTCGGGCGAGACGACGCTAGTACGGCGTGCCGCTGGCATGGCTCGCGGTAACGGTGGCTGCGCCTCGGTGCGGACGCCGTCGGCGTACTACGACCCGGCTAAGGACCCGTGGGCGTACATGCTGAACAACGGCCCGTATTGGTGGATCGGAATGCCCGACGGGGGCGACTGCTAGTGCGCCTCACCGACTCGG